TAGTCCTGAATCAGCAGTTGTAAAAAAACAAGGCACACAAATAGGTGCTATTGCACAAGAGATAGAAGAAATTTTACCTGATTTAATTACTGAAACTAGTCACGGCGTCAAAACATTAGACGCTGATAACTTAACTTGGTATTTAATAAACGCAGTCAAAGAGCTTTCTGCTGAAATTAAAGCTCTAAAAGGAGAATAATATGGCAATAACTAAAGAATGGGTATCAGCTAAACCTAAAACAAATGCTGATGGCAATGTAACAGAATGGTCAGTTGAGTATAAATATACTGATGGTGACTTTTCTCATACATTTAGTAAATCTGAAAAGATAGACGCACCATCTAAAGCACCTAGTAGCTATTCTAAGTCTGAAATACTTGGTATAATGGACGAAGCCCATTGGGACGATATGTTTAATAAAAAACATAACGTACACAAAAACCCACCAGCGGTAGATACTGTTGATAAAGACTTTGATATTAACTCATTAAGCTAGGAGCAAAAATGGAAGATCAACTAAAACAAACAGTACAAGACTTAGTGGCTATTATTAACGAAAAAGAAATAGCCATTACTAATCTAAGGCTTAATAACCAATCTCTTTTAAGAGAAATACAAAACTTAAAAGGGGAAGAAGTTGATGCCGAGTCAGAGTCAAAAGAATAGCGAAACTCTTATTCGACTAGAGGCTCGGATTGAAACGATAGAGTCAAATCATTTAACCCACCTACAATCCAGTGTGGAAAAAATTGAGAAAAGCATTGAGAACATTTGGAAAGTAATAGGCATACTATGTGCTATGTTTATCTTTGTCTTTGCTGATAGTGTTAAATCACTAATAGATATAGTTACTATTTTATAATAGAGGGTTAAATATGGAGAAATGTATTCTCGTAATTTCAGACCAACACATACCACACCACCACCAAGATATGATGGCTTTTTTAAGAGCCATAAAGAAAAAATATAAACCAACACGCATATTAAACATTGGTGATGAAGTTGATTCACACGCAATATCGTATCACAGTCCAAATCCTGACCTTGCAAGTGCAGGTGATGAATTAAGAAACTCTTTAGAAACTATACACGAACTTGAGGAGTTATTTCCTAAGATGGATTTAGTCCATTCTAATCACGGAAGTTTAATATTTAGAAAAGCCTTAACTCACGGATTACCTAAAGCCTTTATTAAAGACTACAATGAATTTTTACAAGTTGGCAAAGGTTGGAAATGGCACGAAGATATAGTTATCAAAGCAAGTAACGGACAAGATATATATTTTTGCCACGGAAAGACTGCTAATATTTTAAAACTCGGACAGCAGTATGGAATGAATGTAGTGCAAGGACACTATCACACGAAGTTTAATATCCAATACTGGGGTAATCCAAACGCTTTACATTGGGGATTACAAGTTGGTTGTTTAATAGATAAAGACAGCCTTGCTTACGAATACAATAAGTTATTTAAAGACAGACCTATAATAGGTACAGGAATTATTATTGAGGGCTTACCTTATTTATTACCTATGGTCTTGAATAAAGGTGGAAGATGGAATAAAGTTGTTCCCTAATGAGTGCTTTTAAAAAACAAGTTGCAGGTAAACATTACCTAGACTTTAAAATACAACCAATGGATTTTTTTATACAAAATAATATTTCTAAAATAGACGGAGATATTATCCAATATGTTATAAGACAAAAAGGTGATCCTATTGAGAATATAGATAAAGCTATTCATTGTTTAGAACTTAAAAAAGAGGCAATAAAAAATGGATAAAAATAGAATGATGTCATTCACACAGAAATTAGTTATAGATGAGTGGAGAGCATTTTGTATATTAGGCTTTGATGTAACACCTGAGGGTTTAGCACCTGAATATATAAGAATTTATATAAAACCTTATGACGGAAGATTAGACCAAGAAGTTAGATCACACGCTAAAACAGTTACTAAGTTATTAGAAAAAGGCGATAGCTTAGAATCAATAGTTGAAGATCATACTAAAGAAAGCATTGTCGGTAACATATTACATTATGTTAAAAACAATATGGAAGATATTATCGCTTGTAAACAAGTTGAAAAAGAAGTGAGATTATCAACCGATCCTTATCGTAAAATTAAATAGGAGTACATTATGGAAATACTAAAAAGAGTAAGAGAAATAGCTTTAATTAAAGTTTCACTTTGGATAGTTGCAGTAGTAGCAATAGGAGCAATCGTTATATTCTAATGATTGACACTAAACAAAGAATACAATCCCACGAGGGCTTTAGTCCTACAGTTTACGAGGACACACTCGGTTATAAAACTGTAGGCTATGGTCATTTAGTTTTAGAAAAAGATAACTTTGTTGTTGGGGAGATATATTCACCTGAACAATTACAAGGCGTATTCGAAGAAGATTATAATATTGCCTTTAATAATGCTCACGATTTAATAGAAGATAAAGACATACCATACGATCCTATGGTTGAATCAGTATTAATAGAAATGGCTTTTCAATTAGGATTGCCAAGATTAAAGAAATTTATAAAGTTTATAGAGGGCTTACAGGAAGAAGATTACAGTAAAGCCGCAGATGAAATGATAGACAGTAGATGGGCTAAACAAACTCCTGCTAGAGCCTATGAACTTTCAACACTTATAAGGAATATAAAATAATGTGGTTATCACTTTTACCGACAGTTTTAAAAACAGGTGCTTCAATATTTGCTAATAAACAAAAAGCCAAGATACTTATGTCTGATGCTGAGTTATTACACGCACAGAAAATGGCAAATGGCGAGGTCGAATACCAAGCGGCGGTAAGACAATCTAATGATAAAGGTTGGAAAGATGAGTTTGTTTTGATTCTAGTGTCTGCACCTGTGTTATTATTAATATGGTCGGTGTTTTCAGATGATCCAAACATACAACAAAAGCTAGATATATTCTTTGATAAGTTTTCTAATTTGCCCTTTTGGTATCAATCATTATTTATTGGTGTAGTTGCCAGTATCTATGGTTTGAAAGGTGCAGACATATTTAAGAAAAAATGAAAAAGATAAAGGTGGTATTACACCACCCTGCAAATATCTTTACTTTAGTTGAATCCCTTTTAACCATAACAATCTTAAATGAAGTTGTAGCTCAATACCAAGTGTTAGATTATTACCCTACCCTAGAACGAACTATAAATTTAGAACGCTTAATTAAAGATAACAAAGACAATATCTATGCCGAGAAAGTTGAATTAGATTGTTTTTATGAATATCGAGAGGTAGAAGATAGTGAACTCTTGGCTAAGAACTTCTCAACCAAGAGCCACGAATTAACGATTAATTAATTATCTTTTATAAATTACTTTGCTTTGGTCATCAGCAACTTTAAGGTCTTTTTTATTTACCATTCCAAAACCATAATGCCAATCACACCAAACAAATTTTTCACCAACTGTTGAAACTATTGCCTGTCCTTTAAATAGTTTAGGTTGATTAACAAATTCAACAATCGCATTTTCATATAGTGCAGTCATATTTTCACCCCCTTTCATATGCAAATATTATAATTAATTTAGATTTATTATAGTCACTAAATACACTTTTTTTAGGACTATTATAACTCCCCAAAATCTTCTTTAAACATTTTAATATATAACACCGCTAGGACTACAATAAGTAATCCTAGAAATGGTAGTAAGAAATAATATAACATTGCTTCCATTATTCTCCCTCTAATTCTTCTTTAAACTCAACCGCAGTATCTTCAAGTTTGTAAATGAAATCATAATAACTTGTAGCATCAGAATTATCGTAATCTTTCCATTGCTTATCAAAAGTATCTTTTAGATATTCAATCTCATTTAATGTAGTTTGTAATTGTTCTAACAAATCTTTTTTAGTATATGTTCTTGCCATTTTATTCGCCCTTTCAGGGTGGCTTACGCCACCCTCTCAAATTGTTTTTCTAATGTTGCTTCTTTATCATTATAAGAAACAAAAACTGTTTGGTAATATGGAAAACCATCAGGAGATTCTTCGGCAGTTTCCCAAACCAAGCCTTTTTTAACTAATGATCCTAAAGCACCTTTTTGTTGATTTTGATTATAATTTTTATCTGATTGTATAGGCATATCCGATCCCCATTCTC